AAAATTATTGGGGATGTAAGTGGTCGATGTTGCCAAAACAATCAGCGCAGTTGCCGCAAGTGTCGCCGCAGTTGGTGGCAGTTACACACTCGCCGATAAATTTGGTTGGCTCGATAAACCCATTTTGGAATGGGCACCCGAACACTTTGAGGTTTCAAACGGAACTACAAGTGGCGAATTTAAGGTAGTCGTTGCGCGTCAAAAACTGCGAGACGACTGCGAAGTGACCAACTTTAAGATCGAGATCAAAGACGCCGATTTTGTTGTTCACCCAGCCGTCCCAAGCATTGCAACGTTCAGCGGCCCTGCGACGCCGACCGTAGACAAGTTTGGGTACAAATTTACATTCTCGCCCGAGGTGCAAAAGAAGGTCGCCATGGGTGAGGCAACGCTTTTGGCCCACATCAAGTACAAGTGCCCTGAAAGGGAGGTGGTTGTGAATTATCCCAATCACAAGAACTTGAAGTTCAACATCATGAAAGGGTAATGATGGCTCCAATCATTGCATCATTGCTCGGTACATTGGCCCAGAATGGTCTGGGCCTTTTGTCATCTGCGATTCAAGCAAAGGGCAAAGAAGTCGTTGAGAACACATTGGGGGTGAAGATTCCTGATGCGCCGACACCCGAGGACGTGTCCAAGCTACGACAACTTCAGTTTGAGCACGAAGAGCGTTTACTTGAGCTTGGTATTGAAAAAGCCAAAATGGAACTGGCTGAACTTGACTTGTTGGCAAAAGCCGCCCAGAGCGACGCTGATAACGTCACAGACCGCTGGCAGGCAGACATGAGCAGTGACTCATGGTTGTCCAAAAACATACGCCCTATGAGCCTCATAGCCATCTTTCTAGGCTATTTCCTGTTTGCCATGATGTCAGCCTATGGGTACAACGCAAATGAGTCCTACGTCACTTTGCTGGGCAACTGGGGGATGTTGATCATGGGCGCTTACTTTGGTGGGCGAACAATTGAAAAACTTGCCGACATGAGGAAAAAATGAGTCTCAGCCAAGAACAAGCCGCATTTTTGCTGGATGCCTGCAAATTGATTGAATATTCCACCTCTCAGGGCTTTATGGTCACTGGTGGGGAGTTGTCTCGGACACCTGAACAACAGGCCATTTACTTCAAAACAGGCCGCTCCAAGACCATGAACAGCATCCACCTGAAGCGATGCGCGATTGATTTGAACTTTTTCAAGGCAGGGAAGATAATCTGGGACAAGGAGATGATTGCCCCACTGGGCGTATATTGGGAGTCATTGCACCCCAAGAATCGCTGGGGAGGCAACTTCAAATCACTTGTTGACTGCCCTCACTTTGAGCGCAATGTTGGATAAAGGGACGACGCAATGACACTAATCCCATCATGGGTGATGACTTACGACAGCTTGACCTCCACGGTACTTCAGTACTTGGAGCGTAAAGATGCCTCTGTTGTTGATGCAATTCCCACCTTCATCTCACTGGCTGAGTTTGAAATTGCTCAGGAGATCAAGACGCTGGGTCAATTGCAAGTGGTCGAAGCCGCAATGACCCCGGACAACCCAATCCTGCAAAAGCCTGCCCGGTGGCGCAAGACGGTGTCCATGAGCGTCAAGGCGAGCGGCAAGAAACAACCTGTCTACCTTCGCAAATACGAGTACCTGAAGAACTACTGGCCTGACGATACTGAGACCGATGTGCCCTTGTACTACGCAGATACCGATTGGGAGCACTGGTACTTGGCACCCACACCTGATACGAACTACGACTTTGAAGTGCTTTACTACGAGCGTATTGCCCCGTTGAGTTCTACTAATCAGACCAACTGGCTTACTCAAAATGCACCAAACGCTATGTTGTTTGGCACCCTGTTGCAAGCGATGCAGTTCCTCAAAAACGACCAGCGCACAATCTTTCAGCAAAAGTACACCGAGGCGCTTCAAGCTCTTAAAGCAGAGGATGTTGCGCGAGTTGGTGATCGTCAAGCCATTGCCGTGGATTCATAAAAATGACAAGTTACATAAACCCATACACAGGTCAAACAATCAGCCCATCGCAAGTGGGTTATGAGAGCCTGTCGATTAGCGCCGACACCGAACTTCAGTGGCCTATCAACGGCAACACTGACAATGTTGTAGCAAACATCATTGAAGTCACAGCGACGCTCAACACAAACTTAAAACTGTACATGCCGCCTGCGACCTCGGTGTCTACAGGTCAAAGTGTATTAATTCGCAACATTGGCTCTTATTCATTCACAGTAGTAAACACCAGCGGCACCACCATCGTGTCAATTGCGTCTGGTATTGCTCAATACATCTACGTCACCAACAACACCACCATTAACGGTACTTGGGGCACGGTAACGTTTGGCGCTGGTACATCAGCGGCCAACGCCGCCACATTGGCCGGGTATGGCCTTACAGCCGTTTCTACCACGTTAAACACATCTACGTTGGTTTCAACTTTTTCTTCTAGCTACAGTTTATTACCAGCAGATCAATCATCCCTTTATGCGTGGATTGGCGGCGCTGGCACGGTCACACTGCCCAACGCAGTGGCAGTTGGTGAAGGCTGGTACGTTGTGATCAAAAACAATGGCACTGGCATTTTGAATGTAGCCTTGACAGGTGCAAACACAATTGATGGAAATGCAAGCGCACAACTTCAAATTGCAGAATCGTTTGTGGTGGTTTCCGATGGTTTGAATTACTTCACCTATGCCTACGGACAATCAGCGACGTTCTTCTTTACTCAGCTTACCAAGTCGGTAACTGGCGGTACTGTTACGTTGACCTCAGCAGAAGGCGCAAACATCATTCAAGAGTACCAAGGAGTTTTGACATCAAACTGTACTGTGGTTCTTCCCCCAACCGTACAGTTGTATTCACTTAGGAACACTACAACTGGCTCTTTTACATTGACGTTTACCACTGGTATCGTAGGCGGCACAACTGTCGTATTGCCGCAGAATCAAACGATCATTGCAATCTGCGATGGCACAAACGTCTACAACGCACAAACATCAACATCTTCGTTGATCAATGCGTTGACACTGGGTGATGGCTCTGCCGCCGCCCCGTCGCTGTCATTTACATCCAGCCCAACAACTGGTTTGTATCTTGCCGCCAGTAACCAGCTTGGGTTTGCAATCAACGGCGTGAATGCCGCAACCTTGGCCTCCACAGGTTTACGTGTGCCTGTGGGAGTCGTTGGTGGAGCGTTTTAATGACCGCAAAAGTTGTCACGCTACAAGTTGGCCCCGGCATCCAAAGGGATAACACGCAATTTTCTTCCGTAAGTTACGTAGACGGCAAATGGGTGAGGTTTCAATATAGCCGACCACGAAAGATTGGTGGCTACACTGGGGCTTTTTTGGACGCAACAGGAATCAGTCGCGGAATGATTATGAGTGCCGAGGATGGCCTCAACTATGTAATATCTGGATACAACAACGGCATTGAACAGTGGACAACTGATAACGACAACGGTGTGGGTTTTGGCCCAACACCGATTGAGCCAACCGGGCCGCTGGAAACGGTTGTGATCACCAACCAAGGCTCAGGCTACGTGAACGGCACCTACACCAGCGTGCCCCTTGTTGCGACGGGCGGGACTGGCGCACTTGCCACCGTGGTGGTATCCGGCAACTTGGTTGCAAGTGTCACCGTGACCGCAGGCGGCGTAAACTACATCCACAACGAGGCCATCACCATCAACAACGCAAGCATTGGTGGTGCTGGTTCCGGCTTTGCGGCCTACGTTGACGACTTGTCCACCTACGCCCCCAGCGACAACACGCTGTGGCAGTTTGACATTGGCTACGACGCACTGGGCAACGGCGACAACAACCTGATTGCCCACCCCGGCCAAAACCTGAATGACATCTCGTCATCAATAAACACTCGCCCCATGTTTGGCCCATTTGCAGGGTCAACACTAACTCCTGTGGGGGTGTTTACGGCAACAGGCACCACCACAAGTGGATCGCCTACTGTCACCTTTCCAACAACAATTGCGGCAATTGGCGCTGGCGTGTCTGTGACTGGTACGGGCATCCCCACAGGCACCACCGTGGTATCGGCTTTAGAGGTTTCGGGTATTTGGACGGCCACGTTGAGTGTCAACGCCACTGCGTCAACCCCAAGTGCATTATTGGCCGCTGTTGCCGTTACTGGCGTTGCTGGACAATTTTCCTGCACAGCAACAACCAACATTGCAGTTGGTCAAACGGTTGTAGTTACTGGCATATTGACGGGCACTGCTACAGGCATTTCCGCTGGTACGTATTACGTAATTACCACCAACACAACAAGCACATTCACGTTGTCGGCAACGTTTGGCGGCACCGCCATTGTCACAACCGCAGGCACAACCACAGGCTTGACTTTTGGTGTCTACGCAACATTGACTTTTGACAACAACATTGAGGTGTCTGGCGGCATTGTGATGCTGTTCCCATACCTGTTTGCCTATGGCAACTATGGTTACATTTCCAACTGCGCGGCAGGCGACTTCAGTAACTGGACTTCTGCCGACTCCAATAGGAACAACGTGTCATCTACTAAGGTGGTCAAAGGACTGCCTCTGAGGGGCGGTACAACGTCTCCTGCTGGCCTATTCTGGACATTGGACTCAGTGGTACGGGTGACTTATGCACCAACCACCGTTGGCAACCAGACTTTCTACTGGAAATACGACCTCATCACCCAGCAGTCATCAATTCTGTCCAGCCAGTGCGTTATTGAGTATGACGGCATTTTTTACTGGTGTGGAACAGACCGATTCTTGGCCTACAACGGCGTGGTTCAAGAGTTGGACAACAAACAAAACTTCAATTACTTTTTTGACAACCTAAATTATGCCCAGCGACAAAAAGTGTGGGCAAGCAAGGTGCCGCGCTGGGGTGAGATTTGGTGGTTCTTCCCATCTGGCGACAGTGAAGAATGCAACGACGCAATTATTTACAACGTGAGAGAAAAGGTCTGGTATGACGCAGGCCAAGCTTTGGGCGCTTATCGCTCTGCTGGTGTGTTTTCTGAAGTGTTCCGTCGGCCTATTTGGGCTGGTAACGTCGAGAACACGGCGGGACAGTACACCTTGTGGCAACACGAAACTGGCACAAATGAGGTTTATACCAACAGCGTGAACGCAATTGACTCGTTCTTTGAGACTAATGTGATTGGTGCTCGTGCGGGTCTTGTGGGTGCTGTAGAGCAACCCGGCGACAACGTGTGGACACGATGCGAGCGGATTGAGCCTGACTTTGTGCAGGTAGGCGACATGGAAGTGGTGGTGACAGGTAAATCCTACGCTGACGACGTTGACGATCCCTCCGAACCATACGTATTTGCTGTGGATACGCTTAAAATCGACATGAAAGAGCAAAGACGCGAGATGCGCCTGAAGTTCCGAAGCAACACACAAAATGGCGACTACTTCATGGGTCGAACATTGTTGAATTTGGATACAGGCGATGTGCGCGGAACAGGTAATCCATAATGATTGCCTACGACCCGAGAGGGATGACTTGGGATCAGTACTGCAAACTGATGGCTGAGTTGTTTGCCCCTAACCAGTTGGGGTATGTAGAAGAAGAAAACTGGCGACAGTGGGTTGATGGCTTGAGTGGCATTGGGTACTTCTCTGAATCTGGGATACCTGACCATCGAAGCTTTGAGCACTGGGAGCAATGGGCCGAACAAGTGTGCGGCATTTTAAGTGTGACAGTGGGGGAAATATGAACTTTCTTGATTTACTCAACAAGGTGGCGCGGTTTACCAAACCATCTCACCAAGACCTGACTCCATTGCAAAGCATGGAGGAGCCATTCACAGAGACGGAGATTGACTCTTTGGATGGCTTGATGATCGTGATGTACTTTGCAATCATTTACGACATTGACGACGTTGTCGCAACCGATTACCACCCAACCACTCCTCAGGAATTGTTTGACTTCATCCAAGCAAACAAGAAGCAAGAGTGCGAGTCCATTGAAGCCGCCATGGAGATGATCAAATGATTTATCTCAGCGACTACCGACTGGCATCCACCACCGAGACAAAACTGCTTGAGGACATTAAGTACCCTCAGGTTGTCAACTGGTTCCCTGAAACCTACGACAGGATCAAGACTGGCCTGTTCTACGTGCCCCACCGAGTGGCCGACAAGGTACTGGACAAAGAATTGGCAACGGCGCTCAGGGAAGACACAGATGCCAAAACAGCGTTCATTCTTGCTTCTGGCAATGCTCACTTTGCTGGGATCAACCCAATCAAGTCTGAGCCCAACTCGCTGATCTACGAATACAAGTTCCTGCCACTGACACTGACTCAGGTCTACGCAGGCCGTACAGCCCAAGCTTTTGGCGCATCCGACCACATTGTGACCGACTCCAGCGCCTGTGCATCCAGCATGAAGGTGCTCATGGACGTGCAGACCCTGATGCGGTTCTATGGGTTCAACCGGGTGGTCGTGCTGGCCGTTGAAGATCAGGTGAGCAACCTCACCCTGAACTTTTTTGGCGAAGCGCAAGCCTCGCTGGCATGGAAGGACGAAAAAGAGGGTGTCAAGCCCTCGGCCTTTGACGGTGTCAAC